GACTCAGGCTTGTAAAAGTAATGTATCTCTGCCGCGTAATTGCCATTAGGTGTTGGCCCTAAAATAAACGACTGCTCATTGAACAATGCATAATGCTTCGGCACACCTGTAGTTGAAGCAACAGGGTACGCCTCGCGGATAAAGTTTACGTCTTTTCTAATCAAGAACTCATACCCGCTGTTGTCTATTGACAGAGAGTACGTTGCTAAGAAGTCAGACGGTACAGACAGATAGGGGTTTGACTGGGTAGTCGTGCCGTTAGCGTTCTTTCTAAAATCTGGTAACTGAACCGACTTGAGTATTCGCTCCTCTGCCTGAGTAATAATTGTGGGCAGATCGTTAACGAAAGTAGTCTCTGTCGTTTCTAAATAATCTTGTATGGCGCTTTTTAGCGTTGTAAATGTAAAAGCCATTAACCTGTACTCACTGTTACTGTGCCAATGCTGCCAAACATCTCCAATCCAACTTGACCCACTGGATCAAACGAAGACAGGATTCTGCTTTCATCCAAACCCTGATCTGGTCTTGGGTTCCTCAAAGCTTGGGGATCGTCCATTCTGATGCGTCCGAGCTTTAACTGAGGCTGGTCAGGGCTGTTAACATCCTTCCCAACCAACAAACCTGTCGGCCTGCCGTTAACTATTTGCGGAACAAGGTCTTTTAGAGGATACCTAAACCCTGTTAGGTCGCAAAAACCAAAAGCGTGCTTGCCGCTGGCAAAGGCACTCATACTACAAACTGCTCGATATAAACGGAGCAACATACAGAGAGGCTTTCTCCCTGTCTGCATCGGCGGCTAAATTCCATTGCTCTTCGTAGTCGGCCTTCAACACAGCGGAGCGATCACTCGCCGTTGGAAACTTCAAGGTTAGCTGATATGCAAGACCAGCAACTAAGCAGGGAAGAAACCTAGCAGGTACGTCCATGTTGTTTGATGCGGGAGATCCGGCATCGTCTATACGCTCCAAATAATAATAAACCAGCGTATAGGTAGATTTGTCTGGAACAGGCCAGAGGTTCACGGTGATCTGCGACGGCGCTTTATCGATCTGATACTGCAAAGGTTTGCTTTCAGAAAGCTTGTTTGAAAGATGGGCGTACTGGCTTACAGATATCCTAGTCAATGTTTGATCTTGCTGCGTAGAGGTATTGCCAGCATTAATACGAACAAACGCCTCTATGATGTCAAAAACCTTTGCATCTAAAGCATACGCGGAAGTCCCAGAGGTTAACGCTTGCGTCCCCTCCTTAACCGTCCAAAGATTAAGTCCTCGGTTTTGCCACTCAAGCATCAGCAAGTTTATGCTTCTGCGAGCAGTCCTATAATCATAGCCACTACGAAGCTCAAGGCCTGCGCGTTCAAACGCCTCTTCCATAGCATCAGAAAGGTCTAAGTTAAACGCATATGTACCGCTTACAGCCATTACGGCCTCCTAGCCTTTGTCTTCTTCTTGGATACCCGCTTCTTTTTGGCGGGGGCGTTCTTTATTTGCTTACCCATTTGCGCTCGACTAATAGCCATTAGCCTTTACCAAACTTTTGCTTTTGAGACTTAGGTGGAGACTTTTTGCTCCCACCCTTACCGCTCCAAAAAACCTTGTTTGCCCAATAGGCAGCACTAGTTTTTCCTTTGGCAATGTTCTTGCCGTGTCTGGCCTTGAAACTCTTGCGAGCCTCCGCGCTGTAGTTGTGACCCATCTTCTGGTCACCAAAGCGAATAATCTTCATCTTGCTGCCATCGCGCACAGCCACTACAGCTTTTTTAGTTGCGTGACTTGGGGTGCGCTTAGGTTTATTAAGACCTGATAATCCAACCTTTTTGAGCCTGTTTTTTTCAGCGTCAGTTAAGCTCATTTCTTTCTGGCCCTATTTTTTGACCTAGACTCTACCCGAAGATTTTTCTTTTTATTGTTCAAGGCATTCCCATCCTTATGGTGAACGTCTTTACCGTCACCCTTCTTAACCTTGCCAGCCGCAGTCATCTTGCGTCTTGCAGCGTTGCGCCCCGCACGACGTTTCTTCTGATCAGGCTTTGAATGGAAATCCTTGTATTCTTCTTTGTAGTTTCTAGCCACAACTACTACTAGTATCTTTTGCGAACCTGCATAACGATGTTATACACATCGCCGCTAGAATGACCCACCGTGGTGAATTTAATATCACCCGTGGTGCCGCTCGCCTCTGTATCTGGAATACCGCTGAAGTCAGTGAAATCAAGCGTATCAGACCAATCCGCGTTTAGCTGCCAAGCAAGCACATCAGTGGTTGCATCAAAGAAGATCTTTACGCCCATACCAATGCATGAGTAGTAGATCTTTTGGATGACAACAGAGGTACAAGCCGCGCCAGTCATAGGGTCAGCAGTAAGGGCTGATACGTCGATCTTTGTGACCGCGCTTTCGCCACTGCCATCGCTGACATTTGTAAACCTGAAAATGGCGGTGCTACCACCATCCTCAATGGTTTGAGTTGCTACTGCATCGGCCATGCTAACCTCCTATTACTGATCAGCAAATGCAGGTGCAGTTGCGCCCGTAACAGTGCCGAAGATCTGATAATTGGTTGTGTTCAAACCAATAATCGTTACATCAAAGCCAGCAGGTACGTTTAACTGAATGCTGCTATTTGAGTTGCCATCAGAAAAAACTGCACTAACTTCGTTGTCAGTATCAAGGAAAGTAACACCACCAATGTAAAAATTAGTGTTTCCGGGGGTAACGATAAGCGCATCAGTTGCGTCAGCGGCACCGCCAGCGTAAACAAACCTAAACACAGACCCAGCAATAGGCGCTGGCAAGGTGTAGGTGTTGTCTTGTCCGCCATCTGGAACCAGCAGTATTCGTCCGCTGTGAGTGGCGTTAGTTAAGGTTACGTTGCCATCAGCAAGGCTAACGGGGCCGTCACCGATAGTTGCAACCTCAGTAATAGCACCAGAAGTGCTGTCTTTGCTTACAGTTTTGAAGGTGCTTTCAGAACGAACTGCACCCGTGAAAGTCGTAGTACCCATTGTAGTCTCCTGTCTGGGTTAGTCTAAATGTTTCATGTGAAACAATTAGTCAGGAAAAGAACAAGGGCCACCCGAAAGCAGCCCTGTTCAAAGTTACGTCACTCTAGCTAGAGCCGGGAGATCCGTAAATTCCGAGTGGGTCGCTTACCCCGAAGGAATAGCGTTCGCGAGCTTTATATCTCACGTTACCCGTATCGAAATCTCCGTCCATGCTCGTTTCTAGAGCGGTACGCTCAAACATCTTCATGCCATTCGGTACATCAGTCATGATGAAGAAGGCATTGCTGTCAGTCAAATAGTGATTGACAGCATATCCGCCGGGGATTGCACCCATGTTGCGGATGGCGTTGATGTCGTTGTCAGCAGTGCCAACGCGCTGAGTGGTTTCAAGCAGACGATCTGCTGTAAACATCAGTGCAGGAGGAACAACCAAGGTACGAGGACGGGCTGCGATAAGCAGGCCACGCTCATCGGTGAACGCTGCAATCTCAATGATTGCTTGCTCAAGCGATGTTTCGTTCAAGTCAGCGCCAGTAGATGGACGGTTGGAGTTTGTTCCACCGTTAACTAATGGGTGCGAAGCGTTGAACAACGTAACACCATCTCCAGATTGGAAGCTGGTGAAACCATTGTTAAGCAGATTCGCTGCTTTAACTTGCTTGGTATAGGCCATAGCCCGTGCCAAAGCTTTGGTGTAGCGAGCAGAGAGAGAATCGTAAAGATTGTCTTCCATCGCTTCCTCGGTGATGGCGAAGCCCATCGCAATCGTCTCGTGATTATAGCGAGCCGTATAGCTTTCTTGCGCTGAATCGTAAGAGATTGCAGAACCCTCAGCTTTAACGGGAGCAGCACCAAAGCCGCTCAACTTCACTTCTTCTTCAAAAGAACGATCAGAACTTTCAGTCTCATAAATGAGAGTGTGCTCGTCTTCGTATTTTTCGTACTCCAAACCAAATAAGGCGTTAAGCCCCGGCAGGAGTTCTTTAAGCATTTGCGCTCTTGAAATTGCCATTGCCTAGTTCTCCTTAAACGCCGAGCTTGGTTTCGTAAGCGTGGCTCAGAGGCAAGTAGGTAACGATACAATCTGTGAATGCATCACCTACAGTGCTGGTTGGGCCATCTACGAAATCAACGACACGCAGTGGTAATGTATTGGTCGTAGCGATAGATCCGCCGTCTAGGGCGTTCTTGCTTCGTCCGATGGAGGTTGATCCCGCAGTGTTAACTGCTGAGATGTTGTTTCCTAATCCGGTTTGAGCAATAGCTTCGTCACCTTGCATACGGAACAACAACTTAGGATCGTCAACGACATAAGCAACAATGTCATCAGCAGCAGTTGATGCTGGGAATTGTTGGTTAAATGTCATCTGGTTTGTGCTGGGATCAGTGTAAGCGCAGCCTACAAAGATGCCAACGGTGCCAGCAACAACAGAGGTTGTTACAGCGGCTTTTTCAACGGTGCCAGCAGCAACCAACTTTACGAAATCGCCATAAAAAATAGCAGTTCCATAAGCATTGGCGATCTTAATGTGACGAACCTTGCCCGTAAACGAGCCGCTCGCACTTAAAGTATCAACTGGTTCAGCACCCATAGGGGTTGCAGCGGTAGCCATAGTGGCCTCCTCAAGTTAATCAACCAACCCCTTGCCAGAGGTTAGTCCTTACCAAATGAAGACACCCGTGTGCTTCGCTCTGGATTGAGCAGCGGCATACGAGGGTCGTTTTCGCGCAAGAAATTATTGTCCACGGATTGCATTTGATTATCAGCTACCTGTTCAAAGTGCTTAGTACGAGCATCCATTTTAGCTTTGTCAGCCTTACATAGAAGCAAGCCGCCAACCTCTATATTGCCCTCAAACTGAGATCCAATATCAGAGGAAAGCATAAGCTCAGGATGATCCTCTGCCTTTACAGGCGTCCAACCTTCCCGAAACATTCTAGACACATGAACATTATCTGATTCACCAAGGGTTTTAGTTCTAACCCACCGGAAAACCCAGCCATCTTGAGGCTTAGGGTCAGGCAGGATGGAAGCTGGAATCCATGAATCACTAGGTCTTGCAGACGCTTCTCGCGTCTCGTTTTCTCTTGGGGTGCGCTCTTCAGTCACTGTTTGCCCTCCTTGATGAGTTGCATTGCGTACTGTTCATTGGTAAGCCCGATACGCTTGGCGAGAGCAATCTGGCTGGCCGTTAACCGTATTTTGCGCGGTTTAGCACCGTTACTCCTAGAGGAGGGTGCCACCACCGACGAAGGCTGACTAGCAGTCACGGACGCGCTACGGCCATCTGTATCGCTTGAATCCTGCCAGTCAAAGTCTGGATACCGTTGACGCATGGTAGCGTCTATGGTTTCAAAGTATTCCGTTGAGTTAGGTGCCACGCCTTTCTTAACTAAAGCAGTGTGAACACCGTATGCGGTGCTGGTCATCTCTTCATAACCATCGCGCATGAACCAAGGGTTGTTTGTTGCCCACTCTTGAGCTTGCGGCTCAACCTGTGGCTGAGATTGCTGCTGAGCAAACTGTTGCTCCCTTGCTAATTGTTGTTGATAAACCTGCTGTTGGTACGCATCGTCCGGCACACTAACAGGCTTTTTAGCTAACGCCTGCTCGTACTTACCTGCTTCCGTAAGCTCTGTTTGCGCCCTCATAAGACTTTCTTGAGCGGCAACAACATTATCTGTGTCGCCCTCTTCGTAAGCCTTCTTGTACTGCTCTCTTGCAGTCTCAAGAGCCAACTGAGCCTTATCTTTTATCTGGCTTATCAACGCTGCTTCACCGCGATTTATCAAAGATTCGTATTCTTTGTTCTTTGCGGTGACTGCTTGAGCGTAACTTACAGCTTCTTCTCTTAGGCGCTCAGCCGCTTCGCGTTGCCTGCGCTCTTCGTTTTGCTCGTATCGAAGCTTGTTTATGCGTTTTTGTACACGCTCACTGTAACCTGAAAGCTCATCGTCATCGGAATCATCAGCAGATGACTCTACTTTGGGTGCGCGACGATCTTCTTCCGGGCGGTCATCAACAATCTCTAGCTCTAAATCTGAACTAGAATCGGCCTCTTCGTTATCTTGAGATCGGCCAATAGTTGTCTTGACACCAAAAAACTTTTCTTCAGCAGAGGACTCTTGAGTCTCCACCGCTTCTTGCATTTCACTCATACCTTCACAATCCCCCGTGGATCTTCTACAACAGCTTCAACACTATCGTCATTAATCAAGCGGAACTCTTTGTCGTGAACCTTGAATCTGGTTCCAGAATAAGACCGCATTAATATGAAGTCGCCCTCCTTGCAGGATGGGCCAGACGGAAATCGCTGTGAGTCGCTGTAAGCGTCCGGGCCTAAAGCCAAGACCATGCCTACGATTGACCCTATCTCTTCATTGTGCAGCGTTTCAGTGGCTTTGATTATGCCACCAGCCGTCTTTTCTTCGGGTTCAGGTAAAGCAATAAGTATTTTATAGCCTCTAGGTTGAGGCAATTGCTTTGCTTTGCGTGACTGTTCGTCTTCTTGCGAACTCGCGTCATCGTTTATTGCTAATGATTCGCTCATTAGTTTTCCTTTGCACTGGAAAAAAGCGTCCAGAGTCGCTTGCACCGCTTATGCGGAGTAATCTTCCTCAGCTTTAGCCTGCATATCCAGAAGCTCTCGCTCCGCTATTGCTAAGCCTTCAATGATTCCGACACATTTTGAGTATTCACTATAATCTTTACACGCGCCACCACTAATGTGGTCTGCGTACTCGTTCATCTGATTACGCAATGCTTGCCTGTAATACTCAAAACTGTTCACAGAGGATACACTATTCACCCTGCAAGTCCTTAGCTATTTCTTGTCCAATCTTAAAGCCTTCTAGCTGTTCCTTGGATGTGATGCGCCTCTGCTCCAATTCTTCTCGTGAGTTGTTCTCAGAGATACTCGCCGCAAGCTTGGCTTGAGCTATGCGGTTTTCCTGATCAAGTCTCTGTCTTTGTATCTGGGAGTTATCCGCAGCCTTCTGCATATCAAGCTGTATTTTAGCCATTTCGGCTTGCGCCTTGGTTTGAGCTTGCAACTCTTTGATCTGTAACTCTTTCTGCTGCATTTGCACGATAGGATCTTGCGCTTGCTGTTGCGCTTGCTTGGCTTGCGCCTCTTGCTGGTTTTTACCTGTAAGCTGTTCAGCCGCAGGAGCCACCAGTCTAGATATACGATACTCAATATCTTCCGGTAATGGGGTATCAGGCGGCGGCAACTCGACACCAAGCTGCTTTTCGATCTCCATCCTGTATTGGAACGCCAAGTGTTCCTGTATGTGTGCAGCAAGAGCAGCCCCTGCCTTCTTGGCGTTGGGGCTTTTTGACATGATCTCCATAATTTTGGGATCTTCTATTAAAGACTTGTGGGCCAGTATGTGTGCCTCATGGTCTTGGTAGATAAACGCCTTAACGGGTTCGCCGTTAATTATGTTCATGTTCTCTGAAACTGGGTCTGTAGGCTGCATATCGCCCTCTACAGGCACGATCTTGTCTGCATCCCTAATGTTCAGTATCTCAAGCATCTGCCTGTGCAGGAGCGGCATATCGTACATATCAGGCGATTGTTGAGCTAACTGAAGCGCAGCCTGATACTGCATAATCCTTTGAGCCATCGTTCCTGCGTTTGGATCACTGACAGGTATGATGTCCACACGGTCATCAAAGTCTTCGCGTGTTAACGCTGGGCCTTCTTCGTCGTATGGGTACTCTTGAGGGCCAAAGTCCTTTACCACATTCGACAAAAGCCGTAGCTCAGTACGCATAGAGGCGTGTAGCCGCGCTTGAACCGCGCTCATCACCTTCATTGACCGTTCCATGATCGCCAATGTGGTGCCGACAGGCGCTTCTGCGTTCATATCTGCCGCTTTTACGTCAGCAGCGGAAGCAAAACGGCGTCCTTCCTCTACAATATCGCCCATAAGCTGGTACAACACCGTGCTTGGCTCTTTGTAGGGCAAAAATCGGATATTATCTTGGATTGTGCCGCCCGGAACGTCCACATCTCGGAACTCTCCCGGCATAATTGGCGTATCATCGCCTTTAATCCGCAATCCCCTAGATTTTAAGCCGCCCGGAAGGTTCGCTAACGTGCCAGCGTCCACAAGTTGGCGCAACAAAGACGTTGCAGACTTGGCCAAGCCGCCAATCATGTGAATTAAACCGAATCCGTAGAACCCAAGCCCCGGCATGTACTGATAATGCACAAAATGCTGGCGCTTCAGCTTACGCTCGTCCTCTTCATACCAGTTTCTTCTGATTGAAAGGATAGCTCTAGACGATAAATCTATTGTAACGACGTAAGGCAGGGCGATTCCCGTAGGCTCTCCCCCCTCCATGTCCTCAAAACCCTCAAGATCAAGATCAACCATCATCTCAAGGAGGGTATGCCTGCTGTCACTGTCGTAACTTGGCTCATCACCCGTTAATTCGTTGTATTTGTCTTTGATTCTGTCTGAATCTGTTGACGATGGAGACGGTTCGCCCAAGTCAACGTCTGCATAAAACCCGGAAATCTGCAATTTTCGGATTTCATTGCTGGTTTTTTTCATTATGTGAGTCGCACGCTCACAAGTTTCTAGATCAGAAGCGCCATAACTGACAACAAACTCCTCCGCAGGCACAAACATGCTGCAAGGACGGCCCATTGAGGGGTCAAAATACACTTTTCTGAACGCACTACCCGCTAGAGGTAGCGAAAAAAGCATCCGCTCCGTCTCAGAACGATACTCGGTCATCTTTTCGGTAAGCATATAGTTCAAATAGTCTTGAACCCTGTGTGCTTGTTTTTCTTTTTCGTCATCTATTTTGCCGACAATAGATGTTTTTACAGGGCCGCTCGCTGGAAACAACTCTTGAATCGCTTGGGACTGGAATCTGATTACAGATTCAGTCAACAAGGGGTGGAAAACACCACAAGCGCCATCCCAAGGGGTGGTTCTTTCTTCATGTTTCAGCCCAAGAAGGTCTAACCCTTCAATATAGGATCGCTCCCAATCAGATCGACTGTCTTTGTCAGCGCGAAAAGCGCCCACAAGATCACTTGCAATCGCGTTTAGATCACCATCTTCAATAAACTCAGCAAGATTGGCATCATGCGGTATCTGCGCTTGGACTAGATCGTCTTCGTCAAACTCAAAAATAGTTTCACCACCCGCCGCAATAGACACGGATTCGGGGTCAACGATCTCTATCTCAAGTGCTTCTTCCTCCATCCCCGGCATAAGAGGGGTTGGAGTCTGCAATGGTCGATCTACGGCCATTAGCCTTTGCCGCCGCGCTTGCCGCCCTTGGTGGCCATCTTGCTTTGCATGGTCTTGCCACCTTTGAAGTAGCCCTTAGTCTTAGGAACCATGCCGCCATTTTTCATCTTGCCTTCGCCGTCAGCAGCAAAAAACGGAACCATTTTCCCGTCCTTTTCAACCATAGGAAGCTTAGTCTTTCTGCCACCAGCCATACCCATTTTGGTCTTTCTGCCGCCAGCCATGCCCATCTTAGTCTTACCGCCTCGGTTATAACCTTTACTCTTCATCTTCATGCGAGTCTCCTGCATATAAGTTATCAAAGACCTGATTTACGTCTAAGGTGTAATCCAAGTCTGATTTGCTGTAATGAATGTGTTGAGATGGCCTGAAGTCAGGCGCACCTTCTCCTGTCTCAAACCACGCTGGGTGAGTCACCCTAACACGATTATTCGGCAAAGCTACGATGTTTCCCGTGTAGGGGCCAGCATCAAGTAGCTCCATAACATGACTCTGCTTATGTTGGGCAGGGTCATCTGCAATTTCGTTGTTTGTGTAATCTACCGTGAAGTAATACTTAGCAGGGTAGAACTGACCGTCTATCTTTGCCAGCCAAGGACAAGGTGTCGCCCTGTCCAGAACATACACACTGTGATCCCTAGAGCTACAGTCCCAAGGCTGTGCAGCCCATACAGGCATCGGCTCAGGCCATTCTTCATAGGGTGTATCGGCAACTAACGCCGTTATCGGCATTCTTGCCCACATTGCGCCACCATGAACATTTGGCTCATCAGTGTCGTAGGTTTCCGCCCCAGTAAAGATAACCTGAAAGCTCAAGCATCTTGTAGGCATTGTAGTTACCGCAATCGCCATAGCATGAAGGAACTCTCCATGATATTTCGTATGGTTATGCGTGTACTCTTTTCTCACCCAGCACTTAAAGTACGGGATGTTACTTTGGAGATATGGCATTAATAATAACTGGCCTTTCTTGGATAAAAAGGCTCATCCTCTTCATCACTGAGTAATCGTAAGAACCCGCCCTGTCTGAACCGCAACAGCGCCTGTGTAGATGAGTCTACAAGGTCATCATGCTCACCAGCAGGGAATGAGGCAAACTCTTCTACAACCTCTTCTGCAAACCTAGTATTAGGCCGCCACACGTTACCAGAAGCAAATAGATCCGATACTGCGTTTACACGACTGATCTTGTCATTACCTCTGGACGGGGTGTATTCCGCAACAGGGATGCCCATAGCCCGTAACTCAAAGATCAACGGCGTACCTGCCGCTTTAGCTTCAACAATACAAGCATCTGGCTCCCAGTAACCGTATAGCTCAAAAGCTTTCTTTTTAAGCTCAGGGAACTCTAGGCGTTCTTTGTGCGCGTCCAGCAGGATTATGTTTGCCTGCATAGTGCCCGTATCGTCTGGGTG